ATTGTGGAATTTGTGGTAGAACATCAGCGCAGACTGAGAGAGATCAGTTTGAGAACTGTGCTGAAAGTGGCAGATTTGGCCAAGGCATTTCCTGATACTTGGGAAGAAGTATCCGTACAAACCATACTGAAGCCTAGATAATATGAGAACTCAACCACAAGACGTTATTGCTAAACTGGAAGCAGACAACAGTAGACTGGCCAAGGAAGCCATACTGCTTAAAGCCATGCAGGAAGGATTGAATGAATTCTTTGAAGGAGTCCGCATGTGTTTGGATAAACTTTACACATTTGGAGTGAAGCAAGTGCCAGAGAAAGACACAGTGATTCAAGCTCAAGGATGTGAATGGAAGATATTCAAACAGTTGGCAGAACAACTGCATCGCAGAGAACTCACTGGGCATGCGGCTCGTGATGCAATTAATCTTGTGATGAGTTCGGCCACTGCAGAACAATGGAATGGATTTTACAGAAGAATCCTAATCAAAGATTTAAGATGTGGCGTGAGTGAAAAAACAGTGAACAGTGTGGCTACCAAGAACAAATTTAAACAGTATCAAGTGCCTGTGTTTACCTGTCAACTGGCGCATGACAGTGCCAATCATGAAAAGAAGTTGGTGGGCAAGAAAATGTTGGAAGTAAAATTGGATGGAGTAAGAGTGGTCACCATTGTGTATCCTGATGGCAAGGTGGATATGTTCAGTAGAAATGGTAAAGAATTCACAAACTTTGGACACATTGCAGAACAAATATCACAAGTGGTTAAAAAAAGTCCACCTCCATATCCTGTGGTATTGGATGGAGAAGTGATGAGCGAAAATTTCCAGGATCTAATGAAACAGGTACATCGAAAGGAATCCAAAGGCGCTTTGGATGCTGTGTTGCATTTGTTTGATTTTTTACCATTGGAGAATTTTATGAAAGGCTTTTGGGACAAAAAACAGACAGATAGATCAGCCATGCTGAAGGCTTGGTATGAACAGCATAAAAGCAGTTTAAACGCCGTTACAGTGTTGGCACATGAGATTGTGGACTTGGATACAGCTACGGGACAAAAGACCTACACAGAGGTTAATAAGAGGGCAGTAGAGGGTGGATACGAAGGCATCATGATCAAAGATGTGGATGCTGCATATGAATGCAAAAGAAGTCATGCTTGGTTGAAATTGAAACCGTTTATTGAAGTCAGTTTAACGGTGAAATCCGTTGAAGAAGGCACAGGTAGGAATGTGGGTAAACTGGGTGCATTCATTGTGGAGGGTGTGGACGATAAAAAAATAATCAAATCAAATGTGGGCTCAGGACTGACAGATGAACAACGTGATGAGTTTTGGAAAGACAAAAAATCATTGATTGGGCAGGTGATTGAAGTGAGAGCAGATGCTATCACCCAGAATCAGGATGCTGTCAATGAATATTCTCTGCGTTTTCCAAGATTTATGAAATTTAGGGGATTTGAAAAAGGGGAGAAAATCTAAACATGAGCATCAATCAAACTGATATCATTAAAAAGGCAATGGCAGAAAATAGAAAACTGTTTTTGAGTGAAATGAAACAATTGAATGACAAAATTGATGCATTGGACGCAAGACTCACAAAACACATTTCTTTCATAGAGAATGTGTATGCACCACTCAGCAACAGCATCGATAAATTTAAAAAATTTTTTAAATAACATGAAGAAATATGTGATTGAAGTTTCTGTGGGTGACAATGTATCAGTGGGACGTTTTAGAAATGTTTTAACTAAAATAAGAGACATCACATTAGATGCACATGGACAGCCCATCATACACACCAACAAAGGTCCAAAAAAACTATTCAGTTGTAGATTAACCAAACTGGAACCAGGCACTAAAACACCTAAACAAATACTGCAGGAAAAAAGATGAGTCAGGACATGGCTCTGTGGTTTGGCATTGCATTGATATTTTTCATAGGTGCTTGTGTGGGCTGGTATCTGTGTGTGGTATGGTATGAAAAAAGAATATTCAGCATGATTGATGCCTGTCATACACTCAATGCTCACACCATATCAACCTTGGAAAAAACACTCGAAACCAAACGAGACATACAGGAATTATACAAAGAACACAAATCTTAAAGGTTGATTTTAGATTGTTTAGGCTATATAAAACTATTATGCTTGAACAGGATGATCCGGTGGTTGAAACCAAACGACCCAATATACAGGAAGTTATTCAAAGTCAATCACGCAGTAAAAAACAAGTAATAGAAGAGATCATCAATAAATTTTATGATGATCCTAAAAATTTTAGCCTCACAAGTTTTAATTTTTATGACATCCTAGTGAAAGCTGGAGTCAACCAAGCACACGCGAGATACATACGTCAAGACTATCAAGAATTTTTAGATGAAGTGCAAAGTATCAATAAAAAACCAGACAGCAATGCCAGCGAAGATGATTTGGATTTTCATCAACAATTGTTGGAAGCCTATGAAGATTTAACCAAACAGGATATTGAACTGTTGAAAGAATTACTGACCAGTTGTGTCAAAGCCTGTGACTTGATCATAGACACTGCCAAAGCCAACCGTAAACGACCAAAAAAACGCCACAGACCCAAAGAACGCATTGTAGCCAAATTGAAATACAAAATTAATGATGACAAATACCATGTGGTCAGTGTGAATCCCACTGAAATCATAGGTGCCAGTTATCTGTGGGTGTTTAATGTGAACACACGCAAAATAGGTCGCTATGTGGCCAAAACATTGGATCCGCAGGGCATGGGCAGAGATGGCACAGGACTGCAGGTCAAAGGCACCAGTATCATAGGATACAATGAAGAAACCAGCCTGCAAAAGACCCTTAGACAGCCAGAAGCACAATTAGAAGAGTTCAAGAACTGCGGTAAAATTAAAATCAAGACATTTTTGGAGGATATAAAAACCACCGAAACCAAACTGAATGGACGCATAAATCCAGACACCATACTATTAAAAACTTTGGCATAAATAATTGCATGCCAAGCAATGCTAAGAAAAACCTCGAGAAAAATGTAGCTGCAATCAACAACAGTGCAGACGAATTCACCAACAGTCTAAAAGCACTGGCTAATTCCACAGCAGATATGATTGATAACAAGCATGTGCAGAGCAAACCCATTGAATTTTTTGGCACAGCTGACAACTCACCCTACAACAAAGGACTACAATGGACCGGAGTGGGAGACACCAAATATTTCATTCTGTTGCCAGATCCAGATCGCATTTGGAGCAGTGTCAACATAGACCTAAAAGATGGCAATAGTATCAGCATAGACAACACGCCTGTGTTGAGTGCCAATGAATTAGGCAAAACAGTGACCAAAAGCAATTTAAAACAAGTGGGCACACTGAAGAATCTAGTGGTGGCAGGTGATTTAAATGTGAGTCAATTTATTGTGTTTGACTCAGGCATGAACAGATTAGGGGTGGGCACAGAAAGTCCAAATGCTCAACTCAGCGTGGCCAGCAACTCAGTAGAATTCATTGTGGAGCCACAAGCAGGTATGGCAAACATTGGCACATTTACCAACAGCGGCCTAAACATTAGAACTGACAACACAGACAGAATATCTATAGCAGCTAATGGAAACATAGCGTTGGGAATCAAAGGCAACACTGAAACAAAAATAAATCTATATGGCAAAGTGGGCATAGGAGTAACCAGCATAGAACCAGACATAAGTCTCAGCACAGTTGGAGCAGTTAAACTGCAAAATAAAAAGTTCGAAGTTGGCAATGCTATTCCAGTGTCAGGCACCTATAACAAAGGTGATGTGATGTGGAACGCTAATCCATCTCCAGGGAATGTGATAGGTTGGGTCTGTGTATTAGCAGGCACACCAGGACAATGGAAATCATTCGGAAACATATCAAATTAAAAAAACGTAAGTTAAAAAACCAAATTAAATTTTGGGAAAAGATGGGCAAAATAGGTCCAGCTTTTCTATTAATTTTAATATTGTTTTTATTATTCACGCAGGAGAATTCTCAAGATTGGTTATTGTTGAGTGTGGCTGGCATGCTGAGTGTGGTGGCTGTGATATGGTGGTGGTGGGTGATAAATTCTGTAAACAACATATATGACACCATGCAGCGTTCTATGAAAAAATTTGAGAAGATTATATTAGAAATCAAGCAAATAAGAACACAGTATAAACAAAATAAAGATCAATAACTCCAAACATCTTTTAGATATTGCTTGTGCCAAAAACGATAATATCCTTTTTGTTGTAAATTCTTTCTTGCAGCCATGAGATCTGATCTTGGTTGACACAATATTAAATTTTGCCGCATGTTGCCTGTGTTGATACCTTTAATTTTTGTATTGTACTGTGAATGATCTGGCAAAAAAATATATTTTTTATATCTGTTGTTGAATCTGTCACACACAGATTCCATTTGTTTCGTTGTGATTGTTTGGTTCATTCTGTATATGATCACTGCTGCATGATTAAAAATTTTCATGTCCCGTTGGAAATTTATATTGTTGTGAATGCACTGTATGATTTTATAATTGGCTTTGGCTGCAAAAGGGCATATGTTCCAACCATTCAAACTGGGATAAGTTTGATTGAGTCGTTGAATCCAATGTGTGATTGATGTTTGCATTACTATGCCAAGAAAAATTCTAAATTTTCTTTAAATTTTACTGTTAAAGACATCCTACGATCCACCCCTTCGTCTAGTATCACATTGTGCAGCACATCAGTTCTCAAAACTGTGGGCACATACAACCGGAAACTGTCAATTAACTCACAATCATTAAAATCAGCATAAATTACTCTCTGTAAATTTCCGTCTGCATCTGTTTTTGTTTGTTTGCCATCTTTTAATCTGTAATAGTTGGTGGTTGATTTTTCACAGTTTAAAATTGGTAAATTTATTCTCACTGCATCAGATTCTTTGGTGTCCGTGCCCACAGAACTGTGATAATCTACATGAATAAAATCATGCCATTGAGCATTTGACACAATCACAGCCAAATCAACCACAGTGATTGCATAAGGATTAAAAATTGTTTGTAAATTAGGAAATTCATTTAAAATTTTTTTCACATCGAGAGGTATGAAAAACTCCTGCCTATGTGCATAGTGTTTGATCAAATAGGGCGTGATGTTCTGCAACAATGATTGAAAATCTTTGTTTAGGTCTAGATGTTTGTAAAATTTCATATCAGCGAGAGGTTATAAATAATAGCAGTATTTATAAACCAAAAAATATATCATACTATGATTGTGATAGGCAACGGTGAAAGCAGAAAACACATTAATTTTGATTTAATTAAAGAATTGAAAGTGGGCTGTAATGCCATCTGCAGAGACTGGCACATGGATCATCTCATCTGTTGTGATAGAAAAATGGTATTGGAGGCACTCACGAGGATTGATTTCAACAAGACCAAAGTGTACACACGCACAGACAATGTTCACATGGACAAAAATTTATTGGCATTGCCCTCACTGCCCAAAGTTTCAAAGGATCGCAGAGACCAACCCATACACTGGGGCAGTGGTGCATATGCTGTGCTGCTGGCCAGTGGCATCAACAGCAACTCTTTGATCAAATTGATAGGATTTGACTTGTATGGCAACCTCAATTTGCTGAATAATGTGTACAAAGACACACAAAATTACAACAGTTCTGCCAGTCACAGCGTGGATCCTAGATATTGGATATATCAAATGGCATTGTGTTTTGACGCTCATCCACATCAGAATTATGTGCTGTATCACAAACCAAATTTCAATGTGCCTGCAGAGTGGAATTCAGCCAATCTATCATTTAAGCTATTGACAGATTTCAGTTAAGACATTATATTTGTCTATAAATAGATTTAAAATGTCTACACAGAGGACTTGGTATAATCCCTCTATAAAAATTCTTCTACCATATTAAACAAAGAAAATTGATATGGTAAAATATTACAGTACAAAAACTTACGGCAATGATCGTGGATTCAGCTGTGCGTTTAGACAGCCCAATGCCACACATTCACACTGTTCACAAGTTCACGGCTACAGTTTAGGTTTTAAATTTGTGTTTGAATCAGAACATCTAGACAATAACAATTGGGTGTATGACTTTGGTGACTGCAAATGGATCAAACAGTATCTGGAAGAAACTTTTGATCACACATTGGCCATAGATGAAAATGATGAATATCTGCCTGAATTGCGCAAGTTAGAAGAAAAAGGATGGTGTAGATTGAAAGTGATGCAGGGAGTGGGCTGCGAAAAATTTGCACAACATGTGTATGATTATGTGGCACCTGCCATACTACTGCGCACACAAAACAGAGTGAGATTGCACAGCGTGGAAGTTTTCGAACACGGAGCCAACTCGGCTATTGTACAAAAATAAATATTGACGTTATGTCAAATCAGTATGTGGTGTGCGTTAAGCACGGCAGCAAGTATGATAGTCAATACGTGAATGTGTTGCACAGCATGGTGCAGCGCTATCTCACAGTGCCACATGAATTTGTGTGCTACACAGAAGATCCAAGAGGTTTAAATTCCAACATTGTGGTGAAAGCACTGCCCAGCATACATTTGAAAGGATGGTGGTACAAAACCATGCTGTTTAATCCACAACTGGAGTGCAAAGGCACCATATTATTTTTGGATCTGGATTTAATAATTTTTAGAAACATAGATTATTTGTTCACACACGAGCCAGGCAAATTTGTGGTGTGCAAAGACTTCAATAGATGTTTTCAACCACATTGGCAAAAGTTCAACAGCAGTGTGGTAAGATGGTGCACAGGGCAACACGCACAATTGTACAATAACTTTATCAAAGATCCCGTGGGTATCAGTAGAAAATTTCATGGTGATCAAGACTGGTTGTTTGATCAGGTCAAAAAAGATTTTGTGTATTGGCCTGAAGAATGGATACAGAGTTACAAATGGGAAATGCGTGGAAATCCTAAATTGGTACGCACTGCTATTGGTAAAAATTTTGTAGGTCCAGGTGAACCTAAAATAAAAAAAGCCACATCTATTGCAGTGTTTCACGGCGATCCCAATCCGAGAGAGTGTGTGGATCCTTGGTGCCAACAACATTGGAAATAGTGTTAGATCGAATACTCATTGACTTGGATCAAAATATAGCATATACTACAGCATGATTAAAAGGATAGGTTTTTGTTGTGATTATTTTCATCCGGATCGCACGCTCAGCAAAAAACAATTGGAAGAGATTGAACGCCCACGCAACACCAGAGCAACCACTGTGCGTTGGCTGAACGAACACAAAGAACAAGCAGAAGAAAAGTTAGATTTCATATTCAAACACAACATAGAATCCATAAAAAATTTAATTTTTAAAGTGAGTGAGTTACCACACAGCAGACGCATGTGTAGAATCAGTTCAGGCATACTGCCTTGTGCCACTGAAAAAACTTGGAGATATTATTGGGACAAACCTGAAATCATCAATTATTGTGAAAAACATTTTGCAGAGGCAGGTGAATTGGCTCGCAAACATGATGTAAAGATATCATTTCATCCAGGACAATACACTGTGCTGGCTTCTGAAAACCCTGACATAGTGGAACGCAGCATAGACGAATTTGAATATCACGTGAACATGGCCAGGTGGATGGGATTTGGTAAAAAATTTCAAGATGGCTGCAAAATCAATATACACATATCTGGTAAGCAAGGACCAGAAGGCATTATCAAAACACTGCCTAGGCTGTCACCAGAGGCTCGTAATTTGATCACTATAGAAAATGATGAAATGGGCTGGGGCCTGGATGCCACACTGAAATTGGAAAAACATTTGGCACTGGTGTTGGACATACATCATCATTTGATCAGAGAAGAGGAATACATACAAGCCAACGATGACAGAGTCAAAAGAGTGGTGGATTCATGGCGAGGTATGAGACCCACCTTGCATTACTCCTATTTTAGAGACGAAGCTATGCAGCACGCATTTGATGCCAACACTCAACACATGATGCACAAAAGTATGCTGCCCATAAAAGATTTGATCACATTAGGATGCAAAAAAGTTAAATTGCGATCTCATAGTGATATGTTGCCTAATGCAGCACAGAATGAATGGGCCTTAAGTTTTTTAAAAGCATTTGACATTCAAGTGGAGGCTAAATCTAAGAACTTGGCTGCTGAACAACTGTGGAATCAGGCAGTTGAATTGAATTTGATATGAGTGAAAAAACCAAACAACTGCTGCAAAAATTAAAAGAGATCACCGACAAAGAACCACAGCCACAAATCATTGATGGAGTGGTGGTCAGCAATGGAGGGGCCGATAGGATTTATCAATATTTTCATGGATCTGTGTATTTGGTCAACAAGGACAACAGCTATTATCAGGGCAAAATTACTAAAAAATTTATAAAAGTCACCAATGATCGAGGAGAAACATTTAGATCATATGTGTATGAGACTGCGGATGGTAGATGGTTTGATCGTGCAGGAAGACCCACCACCAAGCCCAAACAAACAGAAGCAGAAGATTCTGAAGAAAGTCAAACTGAATGAAAGACGACGAACCTTTTTGGACACCACCCAAAGATCCTTGGAAGTTGGAAGGATTTGAAGATGAAGCAAAGCGTTTTCTTAAATACTTGAAAACAGTGAGTGTGCAAAATTTAGAACCACATGATTTGATTCAAGCACGCAGAAAACCAGGACTGAGAAAAATAAATAAAGTTATGTCAAGCGAATTAAAAAATTGGATAGCACTGTTTGAAACCAAGAAAAACAGAGAAAAACAACTGGTGCTGGAAAAACTACCCTATGCCACCAAGGATCTGGCACCCATATTGAGTGAAAACAATGTGGATTATCACTACAATGTGCTCAGCAGAGGCTATGTGGAACGCTACAACAGCGGCAAAGGTGATCCTGAATTCAATTATGGTGGAGCCAAACTGCACAATTTATTTTGGGCTCAATTGCAGTCACCCAAAGGCAGCAATCTACCCAAAGGCAGCATAAAAGAGTTCATAGAAAAAAAATACAAAGATTATGACATATTCAAGGAAGAACTGCTTTCAGCAGCCATGCGTCTGCAGGGATCTGGCTGGGTGTATCTCAGCAAAATTGGTGACATCAAGTTAACCCCCAATCAAACATATCGCTCAGACATTTTGATGCCTATAGACATGTGGGAGCATTCTTTCATGGATTATGTGCCTGCCAAAGACGCCAAAAAAAAATACATTCTAAACATTCTTAAAATTGTCAATTGGAATGTGATCAACGATAGACTGAATCAATAATTAAAGTTCACCAATAGGACGAGTGCTGCTGACATCCATGTCCAGCAATTTGCGTTGTTTTACTCCCTGTGCCTGAGCAAATTTTTTTTGATTGCATTTATTACACACGTGCTTGTAATAATTGCTGATGCGTTTGGCAGCCACTGCTCCACGCTCTCGTTCAAACAACACATTACAACTATCGCATTTGAATTTGTAGTAGGTTTTTGTGCGAATAATGTGGTGTTTTTTGCCCAACTTGCTGGTGCGTAGATTTTTAGTTTTTCTTTTTTCTTCACCTAGAAACATACAGTTATTTACATTAGGATTAATAAAATTTTTACTAAATAATTTGATACATGGACGTGATAACAGTAACAGAAAAAGCCCGACAACGCATACAGCATCTGTGTGCTACTAATGCAAAATACGCTGTGCATTTGGGTGTGAAAGGTGGTGGTTGTGCAGGTTACAGTTATGATTGGGGTTTTGCGGATCGTAGCGAAGTACTCAGTTCAGATGTGCTGATTGAATTTGACAAAGGTGCTCTTATGATAGATGCTGCCAGTGTGATGTATGTGATGGGCACAGAATTGGATTTTGTGGATGAAGTGTTTGGAGCACGTTTTGAAATAAGAAATCCCAACGCCAAAAGCAGTTGTGGTTGTGGCGAAAGCATAAATTTTGAAAAGGAAGTGGCATAAATGGTCAAACAGATTATCAACACAGGGGTAGAAGGTAACGATGGTACCGGTGATAGCATACGAGATGCGTTTAGAAAAGCAAATGAAAATTTCACAGAACTGTATGCAGTGTTTGGTCAAGGTGGCCAAATAGGTTTTACTTCATTATCTGACACTCCAGATGTTTTAGGAGCATTGAAAGTTCCTGTGTCAAATGCTTCCGGCACAGCACTGACCATGAGATCATTCACCAGCGGCACAGGCATATCCATCAGTTTGTCCAACCCTAATACCATTCAGATTACAAACACAGGTTCAGAATTTGTTGCAGACACATCACCCACAGCAGGTGGTCCAGTGGATCTAGCAGGATTTGGTATTGGTAGAGCCGCAGTCAGCAGCACAGCAGTGTCTGATTTCAATGCCACTCACGGTGCCAGCATCACCATAGATGATTTGGTGATCACAAAAGGATATGCAGATCAAAGATATATCAAGGCAGGCGGTGGCAGCGGGGTTTCTGGTCAGATCAGAGTGCGTGAAGAACCTGTGGATGCCACACAGTACACAAAAACTATTGGCAGTTACACAGCAGGCAATGTGGTAATCACTGCTCATGGTTATGACACATCCGTGAATGGTTTGGAAATCACATATGAAACCACTGGCAGTGCTGCCACGGGTTTGGTTGATGGCAACAATTATTTCTTAAGATTTGTGAATGAAAATCAGCTCAGCCTGCATTCAACTGAAGCAGGAGCTGTCAATAACACAGGCAAAATCACAGTGTCAGGTGGCACTGGTGTGCAGACTATCACAGATGCTGCTTATGATTCATCATTGCAAGGATTTTTCTCCAGCGATGAAGCGTTACCTAGACGATCTGTAGTGAGACGTCAAGGCGACGATATGGAAGGAGCATTGTTTCTTTTCGATCATCCAGGCGATCTAGCAGGACTTGGCACACCCAATGGTGCTGAAGATCTACAAGCTGCTACAAAATTTTACGTGGACAACACCAGTTACAGCTCACCCACAAATCTTTTTGTCAGCACATTGGGTGATGACAATATGGAAGGTGTGCCTCCGGACAAAGTGGGCAGCAGTTTCAGTTACGCCTACAAAACAATTAATGCAGCGTGTGCAAAAGCTGAAGAGATTGTGTTTGCCACTCCGGTTGAATTGGGACCATACAAACAAACTATCACATACAACAGTGGAGCTGGTCTTTCATTGGTGGTCACTGAGGGAGTAACCAGTTCCAGTGGTTACAACAATGCCAAAGTATTGATTGACGGCAATAGAACATTCATCATCAAACAAATGATAGCTTTTGTCAACACCACCTATCCTAATTTTACCTATGATGAATTGATTTGTGAGAGAGATCTCGGTTATATTTTAGACGGCATCGTGATAGATTTGTTGGCAGGTTTAAATGCCAACGTGAGAAGCATACAAGCTGGCGTGAGATATTACAGCAGTCAAAGTGGTGCCAAGGCAGTCAATCAACAATTGACTGAAACTTTGGCTGGAATCAACTATGCCAAATCCATCACCAACACAATTCTACAAAATGTGGCAGTGACCCCGATATATGATGCTGGTTATTCACAATTTTTTGATGCACCTTCCATAGTGGATGCCACAGGCAGAGCATCAGTGGCTGCTAAATTTGACATCATCACTAACATCATTCAGAATGGCATTTCAGCTGTGCCACCAGAAGTGGAAGGCAGTACCTACACACTGACGATAGACAATGGCAGCTTCGGCAATGTGGATCAAAACGATTCCAACAATCAAGATCTTATACCTGGCAAAATAGTGCGAGGCAAGGTGAGTGGTGCCATAGGTAGAATTGTGACTGTTTCAGCAGGTGCTGCAGTGGATACTTTGACAGTGATACTGTTGGAGCCGCTGGAGTTTTCTGTGGGTGAAGGTTTAGAATTTGCATCACCATTCAAACGTGCCAACATCACTATTAGAGTGGAAAGCGGCACATATCTAGAAGATTTACCTATCAAAGTGCCCACTGGAGTCAGCATCAAAGGTGATGAGTTCAGAAGAGTGTTGGTAAGACCTAAACCAAGATTGAGTCAATCATATTGGGCAAGCACATTCTTCTATCGAGACACTGTGATAGACGGTTTGACAGTGACATCCACCAACTTTGGCAGACATTATTTGCAGGATCCTACTGACACTCTCGACATTGGTCCCAGTTATGTGAACGCGGGTAATTATGATACCTTTGCAGAAACCATTCTAGATGCCAAGTTGGCCGTACAGAACGCAGTGATCACCTATGTGAATTCTTTATTGAGTCCCGGTCTACTCAATGCTGCAGATGAAGCTGAAACTAGACGTTACACAGGTCTGATTGTGGATGCTCTACACCTGGATCTCAAACGCGGAGGAAGAGAACAAATTTTAGAACAGCAAGGTAATTTCCTTGGAGTAGCTCTTTCAGCACAACAACAACAAGGTATCACTTACATTGCCACCTATATCAACGCCAGTGTGATAGCCAGTGCATCAATCACAGTGAAAAATATTGTGACCAATGCAATGACTTCTATCGTGTATGCTTTCAATGCATCATACAATCCACCACTTGACAACAGGGAGATGGATATGTTCATGATGGGAGAAGCCACCATATTGAGAAATATCACAGGTCAAAGTCACGGTGGATTCATGTGTGTGTTGGATCCTGAATCACAAGTTTTAAACAAATCACCATACATTCAAACGGGAGCCAGTTTCTCTGCCAGCACCAATGCACAAGCATTCAGAGGTGGTATGTTTGTGGATGGTGGCTGCGGCAATATGACCATGAATGTGGACATCGCAGGCAGTGTTGGACCATTCGAATTGGCAGTGTACAGTGATCCTGACGAAGGACTATTCATAAGAAAACCACTCACACCCACAGCATTTTTTATATCTGGTGCAAGATTCCAAGTGGATGCTATCAAAGATTATGACGGCCCAGCAGGCACAGCCACACTGTTGTTGAATGCTGCCAGCAACAGCGGTTTAGGATTCACAGCTACCAGTCCAGATCCTTTCCCAATAGTTCTACAAACCGCCGGTAATAAATCACTGCTGAGCAACGATTTCACTCAGGTCAACGACATGGGATATGGACTGTTGGCCACCAATGGTGCACTGTCAGAACAAGTCAGCATGTTTACCTACTACTGTTACACTGCTTACTATGCATTGAATGGAGCACAGATACGTTCTCTCAATGGATCAAACGCTAACGGTGTTTACGGATTGGTATCAGAAGGCTCAGATCCTTTGGAATTGCCGGATGAAGTGCTGCTGGTGGAGAACATGGTGCAAGTGGGCAAGGTTTATGACAACGGAACCACATATGTGAACCCTGCAGCTGGACTCACTGTGTATGTGTATGATTTAGAATACATACCATTCAATAGATCCGAATTGGAAATAGACCATGATCCTTTGGATTCATCTGTGTCGCTTGGGGTAACTAGATATGAAATCAATAATATTGAAGCCACTCCTATCACAGTGACCGGTGCCAGTGTCACTAGAAGTGGCACAGTGTACAAATTAAATCTCAGCACAGCAGGGTCCAATAACACTGCAACTGGTGGACTGCAGGATGATTTGTACAATCTACAAATAGTGACCATCAGAGCCAGTCAGGCGCATCGTTTCAGTGGCGTTATTGATGTTTCACCTACCAGACCCAGCACTGCTTTAGTGTTCTACAACGACAACAATGACACAGTGTATCGAACCACTGCTTTCAACATAACCAATTCAATTGGCACAGCTCTGCCTGCCAACAACGTGATTACCACTTTTGACACTGCTTTTGATGTGGTAAGATTGCAGATTAGACCAGCGTCTGCTGTGTTGAGCACTTTTGCAGGTGCAGGTGGAACCACCATGGGAGCCACAGCAGGTGATGACGTGATTGCCATAGAATTAATCACAGAAGCTGCGGACATCACCAGATTGAACACAGGCAATATGAGTTTTGGTTGGGATGGTAAAACACACAGAGTGATCAACTACATTGATAGAGGCACTTTTGCCACTGTGCAAATAGCCGACCTCACCAGTATCAACACTTCCAGCGCAGTGGTGGGCATACATTCACCCTTGGTAAGGGGAGCAGGCACAGAAAACATAGTACTGCGTTGCGGACTGTTGGCCAATTCTAATGCCAATATCACTGTGAAAATTTCCACTTGTAGAGCCACAGGACATGACTTTTTAGACATAGGTTCAGGCAGCTTCAATGACAGCAATTATCCCAACAGTGTATTTGGTGATCCCGCTTCCACACCTACACAAGAAAATGAAGTGCAAGAACGAGGCAAAGGTAGAGCATTCTATGTGAGCACTGACCAAGATGGTGTGTTCAGAGTGGGAAGATTTTTCACTGTGGACCAAGGCACAGGTTCAGTTACATTTAGTGCCAGCATTGCATTGAGTAATTTGGATGGATTAGGCTTCAAACGAGGTGTGGTTGCAGCAGAATTTTCCACAGATTCTGCAATGACTGACAATGCTTCTGACACAGTGCCAACAGAATCAGCTGTGAGAGGCTATGTGGATCGCAGACTGCACTACACCAACGCTGGAACACTGGTAGTGAATCCAATTGGACCAGGAGCACTGGCCAGAGACGGCAGCACATCATTCACAGGCAACATATCAGCAGGTGGTTTTAGATTGACCACACTGGGAGCACCGGTGTCCGCTTTGGATGCTGCCACAAAAACCTATGTGGATGTGCAACTGGGAAGTACCGATCAACTTGAAGATATAAGAAATGTGGACATTGCTGGTTTTGCAGCCAGTCAAATTTTGATATTCAATGGCAGAAAAAGAATTTTTACCAACCCTGAATCCGGTGGCACATTTGCTGTGGGCAACACACTCACTGGTTCGGTCACAGGTAGCACAGCCACCATCGTGGACTATGATGCAGTGACACTGCCGGCAGGCACTGCTGCTAGAAGAGTGACCTATCAGCTGATATCAGGACCTGATTTCACCACAGCAGATTCGGTCAGCACAGGAGGCGGAGTATCTGCACAGGTCATAGATGGACCTATGAATGAAATAGCCAACGCTGTGGCTGATCCTGCGTCAGACATCACTCTCACTGCCACACGCACCACAGCACAAACCAACCTTAACATACAAATAGTGGCCGGCAGCATACTGAATGCTGACGTAAATTCTGCTGCAGCCATAGCGCAGAGCAAATTAGCCATGCAGGCTGCTACCACTCGAGTCAATGCTGTGGGAATCAGCCAAGCAGATTTAGGACTGGCTGCATTTGACAGCGGAGATTTCACAGTGACCAATGGTTGGGTGTCGCTGGCCAGTGGTGGTGTTGATTTGGCAGATTTACCCAACGTCAGTCAATATCAAACATTTGGTAAGAACACAGCAGGATCTGGTTCACCTGCAATTGTTGGCTATGCTGACATATTGAACTTTGGCGGTGCACTGCAGGACACAGAATTTGCCACAGAAGTCACAGCAGCACCCACAGATCCAGGCAATGTTCTCATAAGAACAGGCACTTCACCTTATGCATATGCTTTCAGCAATGTGACCACATCAGCAGAAGTGAACAGTTTGATAAAATCTGATGGTGCAGGCAATGTGGATGTAGGTTCACTGTATGTGGATGGCAGCAAATTATTGGATGCCAACACAGGCACAAACACAAACATATTCACCACAAGAGGTGGTATTGATTTCTTGACTGTGGTGGGCAACACTGTCACAAATACCACGCTGACATTCACAGGAAGAAAATTTAATTTTGGTGGCAACACACTGCCCAACTCTCCCACTGCGGACACTCTACAGGCCACAGGGGTCAACGAAGGCAAGGGCATCACCACACCACATCTTTTCACAAGATTCATTGAAACTGACACAGTGGAGTCTGGAGGCACAGGTATTGCATTGGGCGCAGCTGGTGGCACATTTGCAGGAGCAGGCAAAGTCAGCATTGTGTTGGGTGGTGCAGTGCCTTTCATATTCGCAGGAGATGCAGATGATTCTACCATAGTAACACCTGGAGTGTATCCAGATGCCACTGACTCCTACACCATTGGAAATTCCACCTACAAATATAAAACCATATTTGCCACCACCTTCCACGGCACAGCAACCAATGCACTCTACGCTGACTTGGCAGAAAATTACACTGCAGATGTGCAGTATGACGCAGGCACAGTGGTGATGTTTGGTGGTGATAGAGAAGTGACCATCAGTACGGGTGAAGCCAATCACAAATTGGCCGGAGTGGTCAGCACCAAGCCAGCATTTTTGATGAATGAAGAATTGCAAATGACTGCACCTTGTGCAGTGGTGGCAGTGGCTCTGCAGGGTCGCGTGCCTTGCAAAGTTGTAGGCAAAATCAACAAAGGTGACATGCTGACCACCAGCCACACACCTGGAGTGGCTCAAGCCATCAAAGGCACAGCTGAGTTGGGCACTGTGATAGGTAAGAGTTTGGAGCATTATGATTCAGACCAAGTGGGCATAATTGAAATAGCGATAGGCAGATAAATGGCAAAATTAACAGTTAACATTGGCAGCAGTGCAAACAAAGGTGATGGTGATCCATTACGCACAGCATTCACTAAGATCAATGCAAACTTTACAGAATTGTACGTGCAGGATGTGCCAGCCTCCAGTGCTGGAAAAACAGGTGACGTCAAAGGCATGCTGGCTGTAGACGCATCTTATCTTTATGTGTGTTTTAAGAATTATGACGGAGCCGGAGCAATTTGGAAACGTATTGCTCTAACAAGTTTTTAATTTATACTACTGATAAATATGTGTAAATAAAAAAGTTTATATATGGCTATTCAAAACATTAATGTAGGTATTATTGCCAATGATGGCACTGGTGATGATCTACGCGAAGCGTTTATCAAAGTCAACAGTAATTTTACTGAACTGGCAGCACAAACACCAGAAGCCACCACAGTGATCAATCGTTTGGCTGACAGTGCTTCACGCAAAGGTTTATTTTTCACCAAAAATGTGAATGAATTACAATTTAAAGTGTTGGAAGCAGGCACAAATGTGTCGTTCAGCAGCAGCAATGACAAAATCACAATCAACAGCAGTGGAGTGGTCAGCATACTAGTGTTTGGAGACGCAGGACCTAACATCACTATTGGCAGCACAGGCGTGTTGGAATTGTTTGGCACAGGTGGCACAGAGACCACAGTGCTGTCCAACGGTACCACTGTGCAGATAGAATCACTGTTGAGCAATGAAAGCACACCCACACTCAGCGCCACACTCACAGCAGATGGCAATGACATTGTGGGAGTGGATGTGCTGCAGGGTCAGAATGTGCAGTCTTTGATCTATGGCATAGATGTGCGTGACAGAAATTCATTGATTGGCTTTGACATGGGAGAAATCACATTGGACGCAGCAGGCAATGAAACCATACAAAATCTATTGGATTATTTCTTCTATCAAAACCCCATAGATATGGGCACCTTCCTAGCAGCCAACAACGACAATCTTGATCAGGGCGCTATCTAAACCACTGATAAATACTGCATATGAGCAATCTGTGGAGTCAACCTACTGGATATTCTCTTGGCACTCTGCCAGAAAGAACCATCACATCTATCAATTTGCCAGTGGACAACACTGCCACAGTGAGCCTCATAGCAGGTGCACTGCCCAACGGACTTAGACTGCAGAATTATGCCATAGTGGGCACCACACTGGAGGTGCCTAGAACTACTCAAAGCAGATTTGTGTTGCGAGCTTCATTGTCGGGGCTGATACAGGACAGAACCTACACAATCACAGTGTCAGGTCCTGATGCACCAGTGTGGCTCACACCAGCAGGTGATTTGCCACTGGGAGTGAACAATAATCTTTTTATTTTGGACAGTTCTTTTGTGGATTATCAATTGGAAGCCACAGACACAGATCTATCAGCAGGTGATGAATTAGAATATTATATTGCTAGAGGAGATGGCACTCTGCCACCCGGCATCAGATTGACCAAAACAGGCAAGCTCACAGGTGTGATTGATCCCATATTAGCACTGGATGCCACTGCCTCCACAGGAGCCTATGACACCAGCAGTTATGGTGATTTTCCCTATGATTTTGGTTTGCGCAGTGCCAATGGATTTTCCAGTTTTTACTATGATGTGGATTTCTATGACTTTTCTATTCCCACACGCAGTCCTAGAAAATTAAACAGATATTATGAATTCACAGTGAGCGTGAGTGATGGTGACACAATCACCAAGAGAACATTTAGAATATTTGTGGTGGGTGATGATTTTTTACGTGCAGACAACACCATACTGCAGGTAGGCAGTGGAGTTTTCACATCGGACGGCACATACATTCGCACGCCACAATGGTTGACTCCAAGAGATCTAGGATATAGAAGAGCCAACAACTATTTGACATTATATCTGGAATTGTATGATCCCAACAAATTGACTGGTTTTGTGGCCTACACACAGAGACCCACCAATGATGACAGCAGCCCAAGCATCCTGCCACCAGGCACTGCTCTAGACAGCACTTCTGGTGAAGTGGCTGGCAGAGTGCCCTATCAACCAGCAGTGACCAAATCATACAAATTTACAATTAGAGCCACAAGATTTGGACCCAGCAACGAAACTCTAGCAATCAAAGACAAAACATTTGAAGTAAAAATACTGGGCGAAGTAGACAGTGTGATCACATTCAACACAGAAGAAAATCTAGGAGTGATCAATGCTAATTTTATCAGCACGCTGGCTGTGCAGGCTGTGACCACTGTGCCTAATGCCAAACTGAGATATGTGGTCACTGCAGGATCATTGCCTAATGGTTTGGTGTTGGCTTTGGATGGAGAAATTATTGGCAAAGTAAGACAGTTTGTGCAGGGAAATTTATTAGGATTGACTGTGTTTGACAGTAGAAATTTCACGTTGGATAACAATGACACCAGCATAGACAGATTGTTTGAATTTACTGTGGAGGCAAGAGATCAATTTGGATACAGTGCCACAACAAAAACATTTAGATTGTCTGTCACAGCCACCAGTGACTTGTTGTACAGCAATCTTTTTGTGAGACCCTTGCTGAAACAAACACAGCGTGTGTTGTATTTGGGACTGGTAGGCAATCCAGAAATATTCACTCCTTCCAGTATCTATAGACCCAACGACTTACAGTTCGGCATACAGAAACAATTGAGCATGTTGATATATGCAGGCATAGAGACCAAGACTATCAATCATTATGTGGCAGCCACCACCAAGAATCATCGTAGAAAAAGATACTTTTTTGGAGAACTCAAAACTGCAGTGGCCAAAACTCCAGGATCCAATGACATTGTGTATGAAGTTTTGTATGTGGATATGATAGATCCCATGGATGATGCCAAAGATCAAATTGTGAGTGAATTCACCATACAGAATACTCAAACAGTCAAAATTAATCAGGCAAATTTAGAACAAAAAGACAACAGCAATTATGATTCCACTCAAGCAGGTAATCCTGCAGATCCTTTTGCACTGCGTCCAAATCAAGCAGTGATCAAAGTGGACAGTAATGCAATCAGCGTGAGCAATAACAGCAGCAATAAAAGATACATCAGCAGCACCAGCAACATGCGAAAAAATTTAGCAGCAGTTGGTGAAACGGAAAATGAATTTTTGCCGCTGTGGATGCGTACTCCGCAAACAAGTTCAACACAGCCTTTGGGTTATGTGAAAGCTGTGCCCATTTGTTACTGTCAGCCCGGAACCAGCGCAGCCATACTGGCGGCGTTGAAGAACAGCGATTTTGATTTCAAAAATATTGATTTTGAAATAGATAGATATGTGATAGACAGCACCACCGAAAGTGGCACAGAACAATATGTGCTGTTTTCCAATTATCAATATAACATTTAGGACAACACACAAGACTAAATAACTATACATATGCCAAGCAATATCAACGTATCAAACATTGACGAAACATATCCTGTAGCAGGGCAGGACAACAACAGTCAAGGATTCAGAGACAATTTCAATTCAATCAAAACCAATCTTTCCACTGCTAAAACTGAAATAGAAACATTACAAACCAACACTGCCAAACTGAACGCCACCAACAACTTCGGCAACAACATTATCACTGAAGCAAAATTCAAATACAACAGCACTGTGATTTATTCAGGAGGATCCATAGCTACACCACAAGATATCAACATAGAGAATGGAAATTTCCAAACATTTGTTGTGGGCAACAACATCACACTCACATTAACAGATTGGCCCACAGTGGCAAATGTGATGAGTTCAATCATTGTGGAAGTTCGCAGCGATGGAGTAGCACGCACAGTGACTTGGAGCACAGAGAATGCTGGTTTGATTTTGAAAGACACAGCATTTCCCACACCATTTGTGTTGCCTGCAGACGAAGATCCACTGTATGTGGAATTCTGGAGCTACAATCAAGGTGCCACAGTATTTGCTAGATACGCGGGCAGATTTACCACATAATTTTTTTATGTTGCATCCACTGGGCGAAGATCTTAGCGGATACAGTATATCGCAATTGGAATCCAAGTTGATTGAACTGAGAAAAAAATATTTCCAAACTGTCAATCCTGAACTAAAACAACAAGTTGCCCTGTTCATAGATATGTACAATGAGGAACTCAAATCCAAATTAGCCCAAGAACAAATTAAAATGGCAAAAGAGACCGGAAAAGATCTTGACAATTTGATCAATATTGATTAAAATAGTGTGTAAATGCGCACAGATTCTTTGGGTATTCCTATATTCGATTATGACGATGCTGTGAACCTCATCTACAGAGGTCAATCATCACTGCTGCCACACTTGCTCTTTGAAAAACATCAGGTGATAGATCAATTCAATAGATCGGCTGAAGATTTGTCTGCCGATGTAGAATTAAAAAGCTACACACCTTTAGATGTCAATCAAAAAGAATTTGATTCATTGCTGCAACAAACTTGGTTTATGCCAGACAGGGCAAAAATATTTGATATTGAAACTTATGTGAAACAAATCACTCCAAAAAATGCAACAGCACAGCAGAGAGTGAATGAAGAACTGGCAGCATTTCGCCAACACAACATGATAGATGTGTTGAAGTTTCTACATTATCTGGTGGAAACACTGAGAAAACATCAAATCACTTGGGGAGTGGGCAGGGGCAGTTCTGTGGCCAGCTATGTGCTGTATCTTTTGGGGGTACACAGAATAGATTCCATTCAATATCAGCTGGATTGGCGAGAGTTCCTAAGATAAATACTCGCATAATAGGAGACAATAATTATGGCTATCAAACAAAGTGGCACTAAAACATACACCACCATGCAGGGCAAACAAATAGATATAGATTTGCTGCGACAGCGCAATGAACTCACACAGGCTGTGGGTAATGCCAAAGTAAATGCACGAGGTGATGAATTAGGTCCAGGTGGAGTTATTATCCGCAAGAGAGAAGAAGTATTGGCTGATTACTACAGAGATCATCCTAAAAATGTTCCAACCACAAGAGGCAAGCAGGCCAAGAAAGAAGATGAGTGGGTGGAAGATGCGCAAGGCAATTTCGTAAAGAAAAAGTAACATGATACTCTACAAGACCCTTGAAACAGATATTATACCTGTGGGTGATAGAGTATTGGTGTCTGACATGAACTTTGGTGAAGTGCAGACAAAAGGTGGCATCTTGCTTTTAGATGATAACATGCAGAATCACGGTATCAAACCTAGATGGGCCAAAGTGTATGCCAAAGGACCTCGCAACAAAGAGGATTATCAAGTGGGAGATTGGATCTACATCGAACACGCTAGATGGACCAGAGCAGTCAACATCAAAAAAGGTGATCAAATATTGGCCATTAGAATGGTGGATCCGGAATTCATATTGATGATGGGCAAAGAGAAGCCAAAAGATTGGTACTACAACAAGTTGGCCATGGTGAATAAGTCTTGACTTTCGGCGTGCTTTGTCATATACTGACAGCATGAAATTTCCTGAAAACAGAATTAAAGGAGTTAATAACACAGGATTGGTAGGAATAGCGCTGATGCTGTGTCACATCACAGGATATCTCAATCATTGGACATGGGCTTTGTTGTATGTGCCACTCATATTGAGTGCCATAGGACAAGAATATCTCCACAGAGACTAGCGATTGCATATGCAAGAATTATGGACAGAAAAGTATAGACCCCGCACACTGGATCAGTATGTGTTTAGAGATGAACATCAACGCAGACAGATTGAAAAATGGGTCAAAGAAAGAAGCATACCACATCTGTTATTCAGCGGTAATGCAGGCATAGGCAAGACCACGTTGGCCAAAATATTATTGAATGAATTGCAAGTGAATGATTTGGACGTGTTGGAAATCAACGCCAGCAGAACAAATTCTGTGGATGATGTGAGAGCTAAGATCATTAATTTTGTGCAGATGATTCCATTTGGAGATTTCAAAGTGGTGTTGTTGGATGAAGCTGACTTTCTATCTCCCAATGCACAAGCAGCACTGCGAGGAGTGATGGAAGAATACCATACCACATCCAGATTCATATTGACTTGCAACTATCCCAATAGAGTGATTCCAGCACTGCACAGCAGATGTCAAGGCTTTCATATAGAGCGTGTGGATCAAACAGAATTTACAGCAAGAGTAGCTGAAATATTGATGAAAGAAAACATACAGATGGATCTAGACACATTGGACACATATGTGAAAGCCACATATCCTGATCTTAGAAAGTGCATCAATATGGTGCAGATGAATTCGCAGGATGGCCAATTAAATGCCCCACAAAAAGCGGACATGGGTACCAGTGATTACAAAATACAGATGGTAGAATTGTTTAAACAAGGCAAAATCACAGAAGCAAGAAAATTAGTGTGCAGTCAAGTAAGACCGGATGAGGTGGAGGACATATTTAAATGGATGTATGACAACATTACACTGTTTGGTGATGAAGCAAAACAAGAAAAGGCCATACTGATAATCAAACAAGGTTTGGTCGATCACACTTTGATATCAGATCCTGAAATTAATCTCACAGCCACTATGATTAAACTACAGCACATTTAATGTACGCAGCCAGTCATATATTGATCAGTTATGCAGATGCTGTGCGCAGCACACAATCACGCACACAGGAGGAGGCATTGTTTTTGGCTTGCGAACTGCGAGAAAAAATACGACAAAATATTATCAGCTTTGAACAAGCAGCACAAACACACAGCGATTGTCCTAGCAAAGTCAATCAAGGCAATTTAGGCAGTTTTAAAGTGACCACAATGGAACAAGATTTCATCGCCTATCTGGATCAGTTGCAACCTGGTGAAATCAGTGGGGTAAGTCCCACAGTGTACGGATATCATATTATTAGAAGGAATTAACATGCAGATAAAATTTCTGTGTGAAGATCCTGCAGTGCTGCAATTATACCCACCTAAGCCTGCTAATAAATTTTTACCCAATTGGTACAAGGATCTTCCCAGCTGGAAAAAAGATCACACATTGGGAATTGACGCACCCACTATCAAAAACTGTATTCCAGCACAAGACTTGATGCTGAGCGGATATATCATATTCAACACATATGAAATTGCTCTTTCAACACTGAATAAAGATATGTATGAGCACATAGAAGCTGTGTGTCCGCATAAGGCTCACATAAGTTCACATCATCACGAGCAAATGCCAGTGCAGATTAACACTCGCAAAAAAAATTATTTTAAAATTGCTCAACCTTGGATGATTAAAACACCTCCAGGATACAGTTGTTTGTTTCAACAACCATTCTATCATTTTGAACACAGATATCAGTTGTTGCCTGCAATTGTAGACACTGATATTCATGATTTAAATGTGGAAATACCAGGATATCTACTGACAGATGATGTTGTAAAAATAGAATCCGGAGCACCACTAGTGCAGGTAATAC